TGGGCGGAAGAAGTGATTGAGGAGTGTGCATCATTTCCTTCTGGGGATCATGATGATTTAGTAGACTCGACCACACAAGCTCTGCTAAGGTTCAGGCAAGGCGGTTGGGTGAGAGCCGAAATGGATGACTGGGATGACGAGCCGAAATATCAAAGACCAGTCGAATATTACTAGGAGATAGTCATGGCTATTGAAAAGCAGATGGAACCTTCAGATCTAGAAATCGAAGAAACGGATGCTGAGAATATCGAAGTAGAAGTTATAAACCCTGATGCGGTATCGATAGATACTGGTGACGGTGGAGTGATCATAGACTTCGAGGGTGATATAACCGAAAGCATTACAGGCCCAGACCATGATGCAAACTTAGCAGAGTTTATCGATGAAGCTGTATTACAATCAATGGCATCTGAACTTGTAGGAGAATTTAATTCTGATCGTGAGTCTAGAAAAGACTGGGCAAGAGCCTACGTTAAGGGATTAGATCTTCTTGGGATGAAGATAGAAGAACGTAGCCAACCGTGGCAAGGGGCATCTGGAGTGTTCCATCCAGTTCTTACAGAGGCCGTTGTTAGGTTTCAGGCACAGGCAATGGGTGAGTTATTCCCTGCGTCTGGGCCAGTAAGAACCAAGATTATGGGTAAATTAACCCCAGAAAAGACAGATCAAGCTGACAGAATCCAGACAGAGATGAACTATCTTCTGACTGAAGAGATGACGGAATATCGTGATGAGACAGAACAAATGCTTTTTAAGCTACCGCTTGCAGGATCTGCCTTCAAAAAGGTTTACTATGATCCGTTAGAAGATAGACCTGTGGCTATGTTTGTTCCCGCAGAGGACTTTGTAGTTTCCTATGGCGCATCAGATCTAGCCTCTTGTCCTAGATATACACATATTATGAAAAAGACCTCTAACGAAATATTAGAGCTACAGGTTGCAGGGTTTTATAGAGAAGTAGAATTACCAGATCCTGAGCCAGATTTTTCTGACATTCAAGAAAAATACGATGAGCTTGACGGAGAGAGCGCAGTTGTAGAAGATGATGACCGTCATACAATTCTTGAGATGCATGTAACTATGAATATGCCAGAAGAGTTTGATGACCCAGACGGAATAGCTCGCCCTTATGTTATTACTATCGATAAAACCTCTCGTGAGATTTTAGCTATTAGAAGAAATTGGTATGAGGACGATGCAAAGAAAAAGAAACGATTACATTTTGTACATTACAAATACCTACCTGGCTTGGGCTTCTACGGCACAGGTCTTATACATCTTATCGGTGGGTTGGCTAAATCAGCAACGTCAATCCTTCGCCAACTTATTGATGCGGGCACATTATCTAATTTGCCTGCGGGCCTTAAAGCTCGCGGTCTCCGCATTAAAGGTGACGACACCCCTCTTATGCCAGGTGAGTTCAGGGACGTGGATGTTCCAGGTGGTGCGATACGGGATTCAATTACGTTCATCCCTTACAAAGAGCCATCAGGAGTTCTCTATTCGTTACTTGGCAACATTGTCGAAGAAGGACGCAGGATAGGTTCTGTTGCAGACATACAGGTGGGAGACATGAACGCTCAAGCACCTGTGGGCACAACGCTTGCTCTTATGGAGCGTAGCATGAAAGTTATGTCTGGTGTGCAAGCACGTATGCATGCCGCTATGAAGAACGAGCTACGGCTGCTATCAAAGATTATTCGTGACTACATGCCCTCTGAATATGCGTATGAGATGGACGGTGACTTTGATAGACAAAAAGATTTTGATGCTCGTGTTGATGTTATACCTGTTTCAGATCCTAATGCTGCAACAATGTCACAAAGGATTATGCAGTATCAGGCGGCGTTGCAGCTTTCTCAGCAAGCTCCCCAACTATACGATATGGGAAAGCTGCATCGTCAGATGTTAGAAGTGTTGGGAATACAGGATGCAAGCGATATTATAAAATTACCTGATGACATCAAACCCGCTGATCCTGTTACTGAAAACATGATGCTTTTGAAGCAAGAGCCAGTCAAAGCATTCAAGTATCAAGACCATGAGGCACACATTGCGGTGCATATGGCAGCAATCCAAGATCCTAAAATGCGTGAGATGGTGGGTCAGTCTCCATTTGCCCAAGCAATTGGTCAGGCTATGTCTGCTCATGTGACTGAACATGTTGCGTTTCAGTATAGGCGTGAGATTGAAAAGATGCTTGGTGTAGAAATGCCAAACGAAGATCAACCTTTGCCAGAAGATATAGCTTTTACAGAAAGATCAGGCAGAGGCACAACAACAGCAAATTGCACAACAACAGCAAGATCCTGTTGTACAAATGCAACAAGCAGAATTACAAATGAAACAGCAAGAGCTACAACATAAAATCCAAATGGACACAGCTAAACTACAGCTTGATGCAGAACGTATTTCCGCTGAGAACCAACGTGAGGGTGCACGTCTTGGCGTAAAACTAGCCACCGATCTGGATAAATCACAACGTGATGACCAGAAAGAAGGCGCAAAACTGGGTATAGATATAGCGAAGGAGCTAGCAAAGGGAGATGAGTGATGATGTGTTTTCGCTGTTAGGGCGAAAGCTTGATGAGTATGAAGAAGATATTAAGACATATCTTGCATCTGGTCAGGCAGAAGATCTTAGTGCGTATAATCGTTTAGTGGGACGATGTGACCTAGTAAAAATTATACGACAAGACTTACAGGACATAGAAAAAAGATATATTGAAAATTAAAAATTTTCTCACTATTGTCCAAATCAGGGAGACTCGTGGATGTCCACGCAAGGTGACTGTGAACCTTTAAATCACTGCAAGGTAGTAGAATGTATACAGGAAATAAAGAAACAGAAGAAAAGGTAGCCTCTAAATTACCACAACCACAAGGATATAAAATCCTAATTGGTGTACCAGAAGTCAGCGACAAAACCGAAGGCGGCGTATTTATGCCAGACGGCCTTAAAGCCGCAGAAGAAACAGCTTCGATTATCGGTTTTGCTATGAAATTAGGCCCAGATGCCTATGCAGATAAAGACAAATTCCCACATGGCCCGTATTGTAAAGAAGGAGATTTTGTAATTTTTCGATCCTATTCGGGCACTCGATTTAAAATACATGGGAAAGAGTTTAGACTTATTAATGATGACACTGTAGAGGCAGTGGTTGAAGATCCAAGGGGGTACACAAGAATATGAATCAAGTAGCTGAACAACAAGTAGAGTTTGAAGAAGAGACAGTAGCAGAAGCTATTGAATCCGCAGAAGCTGAAACGGAAACGGAAACGAAAAAAGAAGATGACGATTTTGAAATAGAGGTTGTTGATGACACACCTGAAGAAGATAAGGGTAAACCTCGCCGTGCTGAGAACGCTGAACCACAAGTTCCAAGTGACGATGAAGTGGAGAAGTACAGTGAGGGTGTTCAAAAACGCATCAAACAGTTAAAATTTGAATTTCATGAAGAGCGTAGGGCAAAGGAAGAAGCCGCTCGACTACAAGAAGAAGCTGTTAAATATGCAGAACAGATAAAATTAGAAAACGAAAAACTTCGTAGAACTATAGATGAAGGTGAAGACGTTCTTGTAAATCAAGCAAAAGGCCGTGTAGCTGCTGAAATTGATAAGGCCAAGATAGCTTATAAAACAGCGTATGAAGCAGGTGATTCTGACGCTTTAATTGAAGCGCAAGAAAAATTATCTGCATTACAGGTAGAGAAGTCTAGGTATGATACTTACAAACCAAAACCTCGCAAAGAACCTGACCCTGTCTCTCAACCTCAATATCAACAACAAAATCCACAGCCACCAAAGCCCGATCAAAGAGCTTTAGAATGGGCAGCGGAAAATGAATGGTTTGAAAAAGATCCCGAAATGACAGGGTACGCTTATGGATTACATGAAAAACTTGTAAAAAGTGGTATTGATCCGAGAAGCGAAGAGTACTACAATGAGATAGATGATGCGGTTCGCCGTGTCTTCCCAGATAAATTTGACGATGGGCCTACTATTGAGGAGACCGCACCCCAACGTCAAACAGGCAACGTGGTTGCCCCTGCTGCTAGAAGTGGCAAAAAACCACGCAAAGTGCAACTGACCTCAACGCAAGTCTCTCTCGCCAAGAGGCTTGGTCTGTCAAATGAACAATATGCGGCGCAATTAATGAAGGATATGAACCAATGACGAACCGAAACTCACGCAACACACAGACTCGTGAAGAGTCTAAACGCAAGGTGTCATGGACGAGACCTTCGATGTTACCTGTCCCCGAACCCAGAGAAGGTATTGAATACCGTTGGATTCGCACATCAACACTTGGACAGAGTGATAATACGAATGTTTCTTCTAGATTTCGTGAGGGATGGACACCTGTTCGTAAAGAGGATCATCCAAACCTTCAAGTTGTGTCTGATATCGATTCTCGATTTACAGACAATATTGAGGTCGGTGGATTACTGCTATGTCAGAATGCTGCCGAAAATGTGCAGGCTAGACGTGAAGCGCAGCTCCAACAGGCTGAAAGCCAAATGGATGCTGTGGATAACAGCTACTTGCGTAACTCAGACCCTCGTATGCCCGTTCTAAATCCAGAGCGAAGCACACGATCTTCGTTTGGCAAGTGACTCGAAAGGGTAGCTTGTCGTAATTTTAAACTTTTAGGAGTATGAGACATGGCTACTACAGCAGCTCCCTACGGTCTACGTCCGATCAGACGATTTGACGGAATGCCGTATGCAGGTTCTACGAACCAATTTCTCATCGATCCCGCAGGTGAAGGCACAAACCTATTTTATGGTCAAGCCGTTATCATAGGGGCAGATGGGTACATTGCGTTGGCTACAGGTACAGGTTCAGACCTAACCTCCAACAGCATCTCAGGCACTTCAGGCGTTGGCGCGGTAGGCGTTTTCGTTGGTTGTGAATATGTAAACTCTTCAGGTCAACGTGTTCAGGCACAGTACTACCCATCTGGAACAAACAGTGCCAGTAGTGCGATTAAAGCCTATGTGATTGATGATCCGAATGTATTGTTTCAAGCACAGCTTGACGCAGCAGGCGCTCAAACAATCATTGGCACGAACACATTCTTTGCGGCAGCGCAGAGCACCTCAACTGGTTCTACAGTTACAGGTAACTCTACGTCAGCATTGGATGCGACTGTGCAAACAGCAGCGGCAGCATTTCGCATCGTTGCTCACGTGTCAGATCCAAGTGATGCTTATCCAGATGTTCTTGTTAAGTTCAAT